AAGGACGATTGGTACATCTATCGCTTGATTTAGAGTATTGAAATTTAAACAAACATTAAATTCTGGCTGAAAATATGGAGCAATCTGCTCCACGATCTGCAAATTGTCTTCTAATGATCTAGTAAAAGAATAAAGGTTTAAATTTATATTATATGGAACTTCCATATAAGAAACATCTCTATATGTCTCAGTAACCTTTTTCTTTTGGTGCATTCTATTCAATTTTCTAGTTGGATCGTAAATTATATTAATAATTTCGTATCCCATTCTAGGAAATGTAGCCTGCAAGTGAGTTTTATCCGTAACTCCAGTTTCTGTGGTCAATCTATAATAAAACTTCTCCTTTGGACCATAGACAATAGGGATCTTTATTTTATTAGTGATGTTGTCATTATCATCTTTTCTTATAATCGTGACTTGGTTGAATAAGCTACCAAAGGCAACTATATTCTTTCTCAAAGTCTCATTATAATATGCGTTATTCTCTCCAAACATCAGTATTGGCCCTCCGAGAATGGATCAGTTTCATCGAAGTTGAATAGAGAATCCTCCAAACGATCTCTTTCGAATGCAGCATTGTCTCCGTCGCTGCTTTCTCTGATTGGATCTGTTTGGACGATTGTGTTCGTAAGGGTTGTTCCGAAAGCAGTATATCCAGCAGAACTTGAAGCACCTTCAAGTGTCGCACCTACAATATAAGTTCCTAATTCGTCAAACACAAACAAGCTAGAATATGTAAATCCTTTCTTGAATTGTTGTACTGTTGCCGTGTATCCACTTTGTACAACATATTCACCTGGGAGATATGAACCATTATCTATACCAACTAGATCATATTTTCTAACAAATGATTGCCTATCTTTCGTGGCAGAATCAATTTCGGTAACACCAGTGTCAAACTCCTCATGTGAATAGCTGAAGGTTTCTAGAGTTAGTGTATAACAAGTTAAGGCTCCTAATTGGTAGAATGGAACCTCGTCCTCAAGTCTATTGATTTCAAATATTGTTCCAGAAAGAGGAAAATAAATTAAATCACCTTCTCTTGGTCTGAGAATTTCAGGTTCTCTTGTTTTTACTACCTCATTAAATCTTCTTTTTGCCAACTGAATAGTCATTCTATCGGTTATAATTACACCAAATTTTGTAATGACATCCATTTGTCCATCGAATGCAAATATATTTTGTATATACACTTCAATGCTGTATGCTTTTTTGAATCTAGATTGTATATCTTCTCCAAAGATTTGATCTTCCTTAAAGTATTCTCTTGGAATATAAAGGACATCCTGACCAGTCACCTTTATGGTTTCGACTGTTAGATCTTCTACTAGTTTTTGATCTAGTTTTGAAAATTTAAAGAATGGATTGACTGCCATTATTATCCTAAGAAAAATGATGCTGGTAATTCATAACTATTCAATACTTCTGCTTCAATTGCTGTGATCTCGTTAACTGCTTCCGCATATATTTGACCACCTTTCATTACAATACCACCTGGGAGCTGAACTCCATCATATTTTGCCATATTTGCTCCCCATTGTCTTTTAATTAAAGCAACCAAGTATTTTTTCAATAAACGATCATTAAATATTTTTTCGTAAATATTAGGATCAAGTGCAGCGTATGCTTCAAGAACAAGATAATCACCAGCTTTTAATTCCTTCCAATTGCAATCTATATGAATTCTATTTGTTACTTTGCTAAATCTAAGAGCTTTTTCTCCTTGGAAAAAGTCTTCAATTAGTTTTATGTATCTCTTAGTTGAATCATAAGATGCTAGCCCCATGGAACCACCGCCATTATAACCACGATTTATGCCGAAATAATCAACCAATGCTAATTGATATTTTAAATCAAACATATCAATATTAGCAAAATCACCAAATTGAAATAGCTTTACAACAGATACGATATCGCTACCGTTTGGTCTGCCACTGGCTGTTCCATCCCAACCCAATATATTAGTTGTACTGATATATTGATTAGTCACATCATCAGCTGTTAGTTGATATTTAAAAAATACTTTTTCTACTCCATCGAAATGGCGTTCAACGAAAAAGTCTAGAGCTTCATCCAAGCGGTCTTCACATTGTTCAGAATCAACATTGATCTCTATAACTGGATGACCAAGAGTTCTTAATGCGTATTCTATTATGGACTGTCTGGAATCTGGTCTTGACATTTTTGTCTCTATTTTTATTTATTCTTTGGATCTGGTACAGTTACTGGAATTTTTTGCAAATCATCATACTTAATATTATTTTCGATATAATATCTTCTAGTGATGGGTTCCACACCTTCAGAATCTTCTGATTTCTTGTAATTGCTAAATCCTGGCATTTGAAGTGGACAAGAAAGCTTTGGGTAATCTAATTTAGAGTATTCGTCCCCATCTGATACTAACCAGGTTCCCTTTCTATCTCCACATCCACATCCACCGCAATAAAACTTACCAGCAGTGACACTTGGTTTTAGATGCTCACATGGAGGAAGTTCTCCACCTTGTTTCATATTACCAAAACACGACATCACTCTTAATTGTTTTACTGGAAGGCTTACCTTATTGTTCTTAATTCCTCTTGAAGCAATGGCTGATGCAAAATTCTGCACCATGCTTACTTTATTCTGAATGGTATTTTCTTGCTTGATTTCTTCTGTACGAAATTTTTCATTATTTTTATTTTTGTTGCAATTGCAGCTCATGTTAAAATCACCTTTCTAAAGAATCTCAAATACGAATATCCAGTTGCAGGAGTTAGAACTAATTTACCAAAATTTGAACTACTTGCTAATTCTTGAGAATATAAAAATATATTGCCATTAAAATTATACTTATTTGTCTTTGCTGTCGTAATATCTTCAAAAAAGAATGATGATGATATTAATTTTGAATTAATTTCTAAAATATCAGACAAAGATGGATTTATTCTCATCGCATTAGCCAAAAATTGCAATTCAACTATACTTGGAATATAATAGTCAGCAAATCCTTTTCTTATCTTTCCTACAATACTATTTAGTAGAGATGTCTTCAAACCGTAAAAATCAGTTCTGTTTCCATAGCAATTATAAAAACCATCAGAAAGTGATGTTTGTGGTATGCTTGAATATACCTCACTTGTTTTCATATATCTTGTATAGTAACTATTAGGTTCAACAATTAAAGCCCATTTTCTGTATGAATCTCTTGGGCTTGTTTCGTTATAGTGTCTTACTTCTGGTGTTGTGAAGTTCAAGGAACCATATACTTTAGTTGAGGATGAATTTGGCATGAATTTGCCGATGTAGATTCCTCCATGAAATTCATCTCCAGGTGTTAAACCTAAAGCATTAAAAGAACTTTCGCTCATTATTTCTGGTTCTATCGCTCTTCCAGAAATAGTTGATGGAACCGTAGGTGCATAAATTGAATTACAGTAGACAAAGTCGGACTCTTCAATTTCTGGAGAAATCCAATACCCAGAACAGGTACTTCTTGTAGTTAGATCACAATCATAGCTGTAACCGCTTGTAGTTTCAGATAAAACAAAACATGCTCCAACATCATCAGTTGTAGTTGATGCAGCTCCTATAGCCATCTGTGTGTACAGAAAATTAGTCAAATTTGTTGTAGAGCAATTTGATGTTAAACAGGTATTTTCGCCATCATATACTGGTGTATTTTTAAGTTGACCGTCATTTAATGTTATACCCTTTAAGGAGCATTCTTTTTCAGAACAAACATTTTCACATGTTATTCCTAAAGGAAATCCAGAAGCATTATATGCAAAATAACAACATGATTGTGGAATTCTTGCATCTCTTCCATTGGGTTTAGTTGGAACAGTTGGATGAAAAACTCCACCAACTCTAGTACATTCACATTCTGTTACTGTAGATGTTCCCCAAATAATATTACCTTGTAATATGTCTGGATTATTAATTACTTGTATTTTTTGCTCAGGCGTTAGATAGGTGCAAGCAAAACAATTTCCAATTTCACCCCTATCTGGGCACACAATGTTTTCACCGACCAAAAAAGTTCCATTACTGGAAAAGCATTCATAAAATGTTGAGGATACACTAGTACCATTAGGATAGCAGCAAACACCGATTTGTTTTAAATCAGAGCCAAAGTCTTTTACGGATTTTACTCTTGATCTAAACTGTATACTCATGATTCTCCTTGCTCTGTGCAATTTTCGAGATTTGCTACGGAGGGATCACTTGGTTCTAATGATACACAAATATATTCAGTCTCTGAAATATATAGTTTTTTCAATATACTTCCAGTGAAATTTGTTCCACATTGATCTTCCCAGGATGCTCGTTGTCTCAGCCAAGGAGTATATGTTAGGTCATAAGGCTCATAATAACGAAATAAAGCAGTATAAACATTGAACTCTGCATTTGGGCTACTTATTTCCCAATATGGATTTAAATATTCTTTAACTGAAATTGGATCCCCTGTATTTGGATCCTTTAAACAAAAATTATTACAAATTGTAGAAGGAAAACAACCATTTGATAATGGACATTTTGTGATATCATCACAAGTAGTTTGGTTTGCAGCAAATCCGCTACCATCTCTTAATGCTTTAATTAAAGGAAAGAAAATAGTCGACTGAGTTCGGTTAAGAGCAGATCTAACATATCCAAATTCCGAAGGATTTAAATAAACTGTAAGTGTATTGTAAAGTGCATCACCAGTAGTACTATTATAATAATGGGCACAAATACCATATAACTGTGTTAATGATACTAGATATTGATTAAACCATGAACTGTCGTCCCAAAAATAGGTTCCTGTACAATTGTCCGCATCGGGTCTTTGCACATAAGCTTGATTAAATCCTTTACCAGTACAGCTATCTGGTAAATCACAAATTATAAAAGCAGCAAAAGTACCATTTGCTGAACATGTTATACAATTTGCACAGCCTGATGATTGTCCATTCCATCCACAAAGACTTAAATCTTGAACACAAGGTGCACTATAGGCAGGTCTGAAATTAGATATCATACTAGCAATGCATTGTTTTCCATTACATGGAGCTGTATTTGTACTTGAACCACATAATTGACATTCTTCTTCGTAATTATCTACTGTAAATCCACACCCAAGACCATTACAACCAATTTTTAACTTTAGTTTTGATTGTGTTGATTGAACCATACCATCATTTTCTGATGGTTTAATATCAGTGAATAAGACAAGACGAAGACAATCTTTCATCATCAGTCTTCTAGGTGTAGTTTTATCACCATCATTAGTATCCCCTAATCCATCATTCATGTAATCCTTTATATTCGGTATAGTTATACAGAAATTATATACACCATTTCCTTTATATTTCATACTTCCATAAGGAAATGTCATATTTTCTCCATCTTTTGGATTATTTAACGCAACAGATAAATTTTTAGTAAATGTTTCTGTTGAATAGTTTAAATTTATCAATTTTGTTGTTTCATCGTAGTCAGAGCTGGAGCAACTATCATCATAAATTTTATGTTCATCTGGATCCAATGGGTTATACTCAATATGTCCGCTGTCATATATTATACTAAATGGTCGTGTTTTATATAAATGAGCTTTAAGGTTTGCTGGTTGTGGTCCTGATGGACTACTACTGCTTTGAGTAACTTCATATCCTGGATTTTCAATATCAACTGTTAATGGATGTCCAGAATAGTTTAAATTAGGATCCATATATGGTATTCTAAATGTATCCTCATCATCAACAACAAAAAATTGATTTGAAAATGAATTTGATGTTCTTGCTAATTTTTTATAAAAAGAAGCAATGCTTCTAGTATTATTATTTGGATAAATATTATCAGTTGGAGTATTTCTAACATAATAACTGTAACCCATATTATAATAACCAGCTGCAATTCCTATTGCTCCATCATATAAGTTATTAATTTGTCCAAATGAAGAAAAAGAAAAAGAATTGCTATTATTTTGTGGGTTAAATGTATCTGGATATCTATTTGTTGTTGCATCTTGATCATAGATAGCACCATCATAAATCGTATCAATTACACCTTTCATTCTAGTTTTAAATGCGTCTATTGTATCAGTACCATTACCAGATCTAAATTGGAAATTTTCTAATATGTTATATAAATTTAAATTATTAATATTTGTCGATGGTTGACCTTCATGCATACTAAAAGTATGATTAACAATTGTATTAATTGAACCACCAGTTGGGGTTAAAGGATTAACATCTCCAGCAGTAAA